AGGTAAAGTTTTCCAAGTAAATATTCGTATAGACGAAGAGGACCTTGCTCTTGTACAAGCTAAAGCTAGTCGTTTAGGTTGGAATGTAAGTCAGTTTGTAAAGGCTGCTGCACTAAATGCTGAATTTACAATTCAAATGCAAGAACAGATTAGAAAGCCTAAGTTATAGACTTATTCTTTTAGTAGGTTGTAAATCAACAAAGTTATTTTCTTGCTCCATAGGTTTTGATGACCATGCTGGAGAAGTTCCATATAATTCAAGAGCTTCTTGATAACCCTCTTCAGTATCCCAATACGCATCGTCTGTATTTACACTCCAGTAATTGCCATTAATGTTTCCATCTGCATCTCTTGGTAACATCCAACCAGGTTTTTTAGAAGGCGCAACCTCTATACTTTGATTTTGTTTTTCTTCAGGTCTAAGGTCTCTTTTAGAATTTAACATACCACTACCACCTAAGAAATTTTTCGCACCTTGTAGCCAAGCAGCTTTAAGTTGTTCTGCTATAGCTGCTGCTTCATGTACTTCTTCATCACGCATCCGTACTGGCATAGATTTTGCTTCTAGCTCACCAACTGGAACTCGGTAAGCGCCTATAGGAATAGGCATACCATTATCAGCAAACTCTTGCTCATCTATATAATCTGGATTAGCGTTAAAGTCTAACATTCCAGATAAATATTTCATTAAATCCATACATCTACTCCATTAAAGTATTAAGCATTTTATTGCTTTCGTCACCAGCAATGTTTCCACCTTCTATATTGCCAGTTCGTGTAACAGCATCTAACATTCCAGTACCAAATCTATTAATGTAGCCTTGCAACTTTGCCATATATGATGGGTCTAGTAATGCTTTTCTAATTAAGTCTGGATCTTCAGACATTAGCAAATCAACTAATTTATTTTTTTGTGTTGCGTTTAATTTAGGGTCTAAGTTGCCAATTAATTTTAAACCAATATTAGCTAATGCTGCCGAGTTGCCAGATGCAGCGCTTGCTAATGTAACTGCATCAATTTTAGCTGTGTCTCTTCCAGATGTTTGAGAGCCACCTAACACTTTGTCTTTAGTGTTTTTTGTTTTTGCAGCTAAACGAATACGATTAATAACATCTTCAATGTTTTCATCTGGAAATACTCTTCGTAATATTTCATTGTATTGTTCGCCTTCTTTAGAGGCTTTATTAAAAAAGGTTGGTTGTTTTCTTAATTTATCTCTAAGAGCAACCATAACTCCTGTGCGTAAAGCTTCCAACTTTGAGGCGTTGCCTCGATTAACTCCACTTGACATCATGTCTTGAATTTTTACAACAAGTTCATCAACATCTCCTCCACCTTTAAATACTTTACGACCTAATTCAAAAGCATCGTTTTCATCAAAAAGTATTTTTGCTTCTTCTCTTGCAAGTTTTAATGGCTCAGAAAATTCGTCAAGATGCTTTCTTAATTGTTTTTCCAGATCATCTAAGAGTCCACCTTTAATACCTTGCTTAGAAGTAAATGCTAAATCTTTTGCCTCTGCGATTGCTCTGCGAATAATTTCTGCATCTTCAAGTGTGGCATCTCTATTGAAAACAACTTTACCTTTATTCTTACCAGACTTGACAATCCTAGTTAAAGGCTTCATTTTTTTAAGTCTATATATATCATCTAAGGCAGCAGTTAACGATGGCTCACTTGCAATTGCACTTTCAAGGCTATCGACAATTTCTTTACTTAACCTTTGGGTATCTTGATAAACTTCTGTATACAATTCTTTAACAACATCTTTTTTCTTTTTATTTTTTTTAAGATAATCTTTTAAAACATTACCTTCTACTCCTGGCGTTAATGTTTCTTGCATAACTTCAGCAGCATCATCAGCTTTAGTTCCTGCTCTATTTATTAAAACATCATCAACTTTTGAAGTAACTTGTAAATCATTGTTAAGTGCAGTTAATATGTCTTGCAGCGCAGGATCGTCAACAAGAATTTCACCATTAGCAATAGCTTTTAATAAATCATCTTCACTTCTTCCTGTAGATTTTGCAAGCTCTCTAAGTTTTTCTGCTACAACTCCAGCGCCTTCATCACCACCAACTTCCCTAGCTTTAGTCATCAGTTTATTAGCAAAATAACCAACAGGTTTGGCAGCAAGAGTTACTAAACCAGAAAATACTGTACCTATAGCAGCTCCAGCAGGAACTCTTTTTAAGTCCTCAACTACGCCTTCTTCGCCTGTTGCATAAGCAGCAGTACCGCCTTCTAAAGCGCCAACTTTTCCAGCTCTTGCTACAGTTCCCATTACAGATGCAGTTGCAGCAACCTCATCACCAGGCCAGGGCGTTAAATAAGCAATGGCAGTAGGTACTATAGCGCCTAGTAATTCCATACTTAATGCTTCTTTTGGATGTACTGCTCTATACTTGTCTAATTTAACACGAATTTCATCTCTAATTTCTTCATAAGTTTTAGTAGATACAGATGATCTAACCATAGCTTCTATCTCATCAGCAAAGCCTAAAGTCCAGCCTTGTAAATTAGCACGAACTTTTTGTTTAGGAACTTCCTCTACTTTTTTAATTTTTGTAAAAGATTGCCACGGAAATTCGGGTACTTCTGCTACTTTAAAATCATCCCACGGTCCTTGTTCTGTTTCTGTTCCCATTATTAAACCTCCACCTTTCGCCAATTTCCTGGAAGAGCAGGATCACCACCCATAAATTCCCATTCTATTCCTTTTTTATCGGGTCTTGTGTCACCTTGTTGTATACCTTCCATAGCAGCATAAAAGCTTTGTTTAGAAACTTGCTTGCCTTCATATCCTTTTAAAGTTCCATTCTTAGAAAAATATGCGTTCATATTATTTCTTGCATCTACACCTGCTTGCATTTGCATAATAAGGCGTTTTAATCTACTTATGTTTTGTTGTTCACTTAAACCTGGGTTGTAAGCTCTATCAATTAATTGTTTTCCTTCCCTCTCACTAAACTGACCACCAAGAATTAATTTAAGGTTACGCTGCACAACTTCTGCAACTTTTTCTTTTGCATCCAATGCATCTGGGTTTGTTAATAAAGTATACCATTCAGGCGCAAGACCTACTACTGCACCAGTTAAGTCTGCACCAGGAGTTTCTAGTTTAGTTAAAACAGTTTCTAGTTGTGCAAGTTGTCCAATCATATCTCCAGAATCTCTATTCCATTCTAAAAATTCAACTCCATAAGCTTTATCAATTGATTCCCAACCAACAGATGATTGATCAGCAGTATTAATTATTGTTGTGTCTCCACCTACTTTTTTATCTGCCATAAACTGAGCATATGTTCTTGTATCACCATCATTAGTAACTGAAAATTGATACTCTTCAATTGATGTTGCTGGTTTACTAACAGCAGGCATGTTTTTAATATGTTCTTGTACTTTTGCAGCTTGATCATTAAATCCATTAGCCATTAATTCATTCATAGCTTTTGTAAATTCTTCACGAGTAGATGCAGTTTGATATTTAGACATAATGCCTTGAAGCTGAACTTGTTGTGCCTCTTGTGCTTTTGCAGCTATAACCGCAGGCTCTTCAATGCCAAACATTTTTCTTGCACCTTGCCTCATTCTCTCACCACCTTTAGCAGCTAAATATACAGAGCCACTTCCAGCAGGTAATGCTGTAGCCTCTGTTGCTACTCTGTCTCTTTCTTGTGCAAGTACATCGTCATATAATCCCATAATATTCTCCTAACTAAAAAAACTGCCAACTGCGCTGCCAAACATACCGCCAATAGGTCCTGCAAATGCTGTACCTGCCATGCCTAATATATCTCCTAACGCACCTGCTGACTGCCCTTTAGTGTCCATTTGATTTGTGTAAGAGCTTGCTACTCCTGGTGGGGGTGCAACATTAACGCCCATGTTTGTTGCACTAGCGTATTGATTTGTAACACCTGTATTAAGGTTATTAATAGCAGCTATAGCATTTTGATACCTAGCATTTTCTGAATTAGCCATATCTTGACCAAGCCTAAAATTACCAGACATTTCTTCATTGTTAGCTATATTTTGACCTTGTGCAAGCGATCTAAACATATCATTACCAGAAGATGAATAACCCATACCTCTAGCATTTAAACGCTCATCTAAGTCTTTTTGCTGTTGGTTTTGAAATAACTCTCTACCTGGCGTTTTTAAATCATACATTTGTTGTGCCAATTGATAAGGGTCAAGTCCGCCTTGATAGCCACTTATTTGGTTATTTAAGCCAGACAACATACCAGTAAATTGATTGTTTCCACTAAAGTCTAAAGTGTTTGTGTCAGCATTGTAATTTGTATCACCATAAACACCTCCAGTAACATTGCCAGGTCTAGCAGCATCTATTTGCTTTTGATAAAGCGCTTCCATTTTTGCTGTTTGATCATTGGCTAGTTTATTGCCAAACATGCTTTCGCCTATACCAATTAATTTTCCAAAACCCCCATTACCTTCAATAGGATTTATTAATTTTTGTTTAGCATTTCCTATTCCAGATTCGTCTGGTCTAAACTTCATTCCGCTTGAACCTGTATATCCATAATCTTGCATTGGCATATTCTAATCTCCTGTCCTTGTATTTCCATTATTATCTATTGCTGTTCCTGCACTACCGCCTGAACCACCTGAACCTAAACCATCTCCAGCTTGTCCGTTTTGACCGCCAGAACCATTTGAATTTGAAGCACCACCAGCACCACCTGCACCAGCAGTTGTTGTGCCTCTACTGCCTCCAGCAATTGCACCTATACCGCCACCACCAGCGCCAGTTTTTGTTCCTGCTCCACCGTTAGCAGATTGTCTTTCACAACCAGAACCACTACAAGTTGAATTTCTTGAGCCAGCAGCACCAAATGATTGACCACCACCACCGCCACCACCGCCAGCATTATCTCGGTCAGAAAAAGATTGATCATCAGTTGAGCCTCCTCCGCCTCCGCCACCACCACCGCCACCATGAATAGTGCCATTATTATCTAAAGTAATTGCTTTTTCTAATTTTAAACCTACTCCTCCAGCGCCACCAGCCGAGCCATTTCCAGCAGCACTACCACCATTTCCTCCAGCACCACCAGCACCAATAATATAACCATTATTAATAATAGTCAAAACGCCAGCAACACCATTACCAGTTAATAAAGCAGGGGTAGATGTATTGTCAGAAGTTACATAAATATTAGCATTAATAATGACATCAACATCACCTAGTTTATTATCAGAAGAAAGAACAGTATCTAAATCTAATTTGCTTACATCACTTGAAACTGTATAAGTAAATTTTCTAGTATAAAAAGGTTTCCAAGTACCACTAACATTAACGCTTCCTGTTAATACTTCTTTCCAAGCACCACCATCTTTAACTTCTATCTTAATAGCTTCTTTAAAAGCACCACCATCTTTTACACTTAGGCTCATTAGCTTGCTACTTTAAGGTGTATGTCACCATTAGAACCACCACTAGCATTACCTGTGCCTACTGTTCTAGTTCCAAAACCATTAGAAGAAGCACCTAAAGTATCTTGCTTCGTTGCTGCTTCTGCATAAACAAAAGCTGTAGTAGCTACCTGCGTTGTATTAGTATCAGCATTTGCTGTGGTAGCACTAAAGGCTTCTGAAGCATTACCATTTATATCTGCTTTAGTATTAACTGCTGTTCTTACTGCGGAAAACTCTGTATTAAAGTCTGCCCCAGATATTACTTTATTTGCATCTGAATCTGCAAGGGCATCCTTGCCAGACCAAGAAACTGCAATAGTATAATTACTCATCGTATTTTCCCTTGTTTATGAAGTAGTGTTAAGTCTTGTAAAGAAGCATCAAATCCATTGGATGTAATGTCTATCTCTAATTTCAGATTTTTAGCCGAACCTGTAAGCGGTGTTTTGTATTCATGTAGTCCAAATACAGGTTTATATGTAGATGAATTAGGATGCGTAGCTGCAACATGAGTATGGGTAACTGTAGTTGCTCCATATAAAGAACTAGAAGCGCCCCATAATGAAGTATTACCTGTTGTTACTGGATTTAAAGTAATCTGTGTTGTGTTGCTTGGCGAAGGACTATAATCTTTATACCACTTTAAACCTAAGTTTGCACCAGAGCCACCTTCAAGAACTAAAAACAATCGTTTTAATAAAGAAGCTGATACTGACTGACCTAAGTTAACCCAAGTTGTTGCAATACTACTTGTGTATGGCGCATTAGTTACTGTTGTTCCGTTAGCAGCTAAATCTGCATCATAATAGCCATCGTAAGTAGCTATACTGCCATCTTTTTGTCCAACTAATAAACCATATATAACGGTATAAGCCAAACTAGCTGGCTCTCTATCTAAATCAAAAGTCCAGGTTGTAATTCGTGGAGCGTTGTTTGGCGTGAAATGTTTAAAGTCAAATACATAAGTAATATTAGAGCTTGGAAAAGACAAAATATAAATGCCTTCGTTTTCAACATACACGCTCTTAACATTAGTGTTTTGACCTATGTTTCTAATTAAAGTGTCTTTAATATTAACGGAGTAATCTTGTAAAGGAAGTTTATCTTTTTCAGTAGTACGACCTAAAGATCGTAAGCCTGTGCTTGATAAAAATACCAAATCTTCACCAATGTGCTGAACTGTGTCTCTAGCTACGCAGCCAATACCTTGAATAACTTCATTAAGCGCAATGCTTCCAATAATGGCTGGACTGTCATAAATTGCAATATTGTTTTTACCAAAAATAACTAACTTACCAAAAAAAGGTTCTATAGCAACAATGTCATCTGTACCCCATACAGACTTTAAATCAATAAAGCC